CAAGGTTGACTTTCTGGTCATCGATGAATTTGATCCTAGGTTTATGGCATCAGAAAACGCGGCAGATTTGTATGCAAGAACGTTGGAAAGCATTTTCCGCACTCGTAGTGCTAATAAGCAGCCGACATTGATGTGCACTAATAGCCCAAACGTAGTGGAGAGTTTCCACGGCCCACTGAAGGCAAGCATCAATAGCTTGATGAAGGGATACATCAAAGTGTTTCCTGTACTGGGTGAAGATATTAGAACGCGGGGTGTCAAATGAGTTTCGATGATTTGGAGATGAGAGTTCTAAAGACCATTACTACTAACAAGAAGTTTGGTCTGGACTTTGCCAACGAAAACGACCCCAAGCTGTTCTCAGGTGAATTGTGGAATTTTGCCAACGTAGTAGTTGGGTACATCAAAACCCACAAAGACCTACCCACTATTCGTGTTATCAATGAAAAGCTTTCAAAAGGCAACAACGAGAATCTTCTCAAGAAGATCAATTCCGTTTGGGATAGTCTTCAAAAGATTCAGGTTGATGACAAAGAGTATAAGCACGATCTAGAGAAGATGAAGAAGCGCTTTGCAGAAAAGACGCTTATCGACACCTCTGGTATGTTGGGCAAACTAGAGCCTGGCAACATCGATGTCAACAAGACTGTTGTTGAACTTCAGAAAACTATTCAGTCCATCAAGGGGCTAAGCCAGACTCGTGCGTATGAACGCAGGACTCTCAAAGGCGATGTGCCATTTTTCCGTGATGAATACAACGCGAAACTAGAAGACCCCAACTTCGATGCTGGTATCAAAACCGGCTATTCATTTCTTGACCACGTAACAGATGGTCTACGAGCTGGTGAGTTGTTGCTCATCGGTGGTGAGTCTGGTGGTGGTAAGTCCATGCTCTTGATGAACATGGCACTCCAGATTTGGTTGGGGCAAAACAACATTGACATGACTGAGAATTTCAGTCCTGGCACTAATGTAATGTACTTCTCTTTGGAAATGCCATTCAAGCCTTGCCGCAATCGTGTGCTAGGTAGATTGTCATCCAATCCAACTAAGCTAATCAGAACGGCTAAGCTAAACAATGAAGAAGCCGGCAAACTCAAGAAGGTATTGAAGTTCGTTGGTAACTATCCAAACGAATTTGAAATCATTGATATCCCTCGTGGCGCCACTATGGAGAGCCTTGAGCTGATATATGAGGAAGCCAAAGTTCTGTACGACCCCAAAGTCATTGTCATCGACTATCTTGGTTTGATGGACTATGAGGGCGGCAAGGAGATGGATGACTGGCTCAAGCTCGGTAAGATTGCAGAACGCATTCACGAGTTCGCCCGTGTCCACAACGTAACCGTTCTAAGCGCAGTTCAGCTTAATCGTTCCAAGGGAGCCAAGGAAGAGGACAAGATTGGGTTGCACCGTATTGGGCGTTCGGCTTTGATTATGACCAACGCTAACATTGCTATTCAGATTGAGACCCGAGCTAACGAGAAAAACTTCCCAGATATGAAGTACCACGTCATCAAAAACCGTGATGGTGAATTGGGTGATGGTAGACTCATAAAAAACCTGGCCTGTGGTACCCTTTTGGACGAAAAAACCGAGGAAGATCCTACTACTTTCGAGATGCGAGACCCTGATGATATTTCAGAAAAGATTGAATTATTAGACATATAATAAGAGGTCAAAATGCAGGATAAAGTAGTGGCGGAAGCCGTCAGAATAGAGTATGAAGAAAAGACTGGAAAACTATATATTGTTTTCGAGGTCAAGGACGAAAAATACAAGCAAGATATCAGAGCCAATTGGACAAAAGATATAGAATATAAACTAGTAGATAAGTTCTTAGTACACGGTGATTGATGAATATAATTCAAATTGAAAATTTGAGAACTATAATTGATTTGCAGTACCCGCATATTTGTTTGAACGATGCTGACATTAGTCAGTTCCTTAACATTCCTTGGGAGAGAAAAAGGTTCTATCCTCTTCGCACCCGAGGTGGCTGGTATGATAAGAAGGGGTTCTTTCACAATGGTCATACGACTGTCTGGGCAAATCCTCGTATGAAACAGAACCACATTAAAATTGCCGACAAAGAGGTCCCAACTATTTCGGAAGGGGCTTATTGGTCAATAGATTTTTCCTTTGAGGAAAAAGGTAGCGCCGATGTCATCCGCAGGATGATGAAGCTGAAAGCATTTTGGTAAGAGGATAATATGCCAACCTATGAACATCGCTGTGACACATGTAAACATGAATGGGAAGATTCTTATTCTATTAAGATCGACCCACCTAAAGAATGTCCTGAGTGCAAAGCCGAGACAGTAACTCGTCTTATCTCAGGAGCACCAAGAGGAGTCGTTGAGCTATACGGCCAAGACTTGGTAGACAAGATTAGGGCTGACGCTAAGAAAGAAAAAGCTGATGCAGCCAAAGATGAAAAGAAGTACGCCAACCTATTAGGTGAAGATAGGTACCAGAGCATGCAAGTGCAAATGGATCGTCAGAAGCGCGAGCGTAGATGAATGAATCACGCCGTGCACAGTTATCTGCTAACATGTTAGCCTGTAGCTATATTGTCAAAAAATTATTGATGAGAATTGCCGAGGTGGAGAACGACACGGAAACTCCGCTAGAAGATAAAGTTTCTCAAATCAAAAAGATTAAGGACGAAATAACTAAAGTTGGCACGGAAATTGACAGTATAAAAAAAGAGATTACATTACTGAACGCATACAACGTAAATTGAGGATGAAATGCCGACGTATCTATACGAGTGTCCGACTCACGGAGAATTTGAACACCAACACTCAATCAAAGAAGAGTTAGAGTTCTGTCCACAATGCCAAGAAGCAACTCCATCTATAGAGCAAAAAGTCAAACGATTAATTGCAAGCGGCACAAATTTCATACTCAATGGGAGTGGTTGGGCCAAAGACAACTATAGCTAATATGAAAAACAAGGGAGACAGCGACAAACACAAGTTAGAGCACGTAATTGAGCTGCTCAAGTTTGCCCTTTCCCTTGATGATGAAGAGATCATGAAGTCTACGGTAGAATCAGTGATCGAGATTTTGGAAGAAGAAATCAGTAAGTGAAATCGTTACGTTGTAGTGATTAGAGACCTATTTTCCAAGGTGGTATCAATAATTGAGTATACCTTTACTTTCGACCTAAAGTGAGAAAACTAAATGCTAACAGAACAAGAAGCACATGACCTAATGACTAAGTTTATCGAGCTTAGAGACCAGGTAAAGGAATCCGGCGACTCTAAGATTGAGGCTCAGTTTAAGCGTCATGAACAAGAGTGCATTGAGAAATTTCGATATCTAGTCACCATGAAAACTGGCCGCTACAAGGCGTTCAGCAATTATGAAGATTTGAATCAAGAGGGCTTCGAAGCTCTGATCAAAGCAATGAAAACCTTCAAACCGAACAAGGGATCTTTCTTTGCGTGGGCACACAACTATATTGGGACTCGTATTTCGAGAAGCGCCAATTTGCACACGACAATCCGTTTCCCGTTGAAGGTTGCTAAAGCAAATACACCACACAAGGAATCTGTAATGCCTGTGCAGGTGGAGGAACGCTATTGCCCTGATAAGGAGCTTGAGGAATCTCAAACTACTCATGCCGTACAAGGTGCTCTATCTGTTTTGAATAAAGAACAGAAGGAGATCATTAGTCTGGCATATGGATTTGATGGTGACAAGCCAATGTCCATTAACAAGATATGTAAAAAGTTAAGCATATCGCGATTGAGCTGTATCAAAACAATAAACAGCGCTCTTTCTTCCATGAAAGAGAATATCAAAATCTAACCGTCTGCTGTATTGTAATATAGGGACTTTAACTTAATTCTTCTGAAGGATGGATTATGCAGGGACACACTTATTCTCAGGTTTACGAAGCTTCAATAAAATACTTTGGTGGTGACGAGTTTGCAGCCAAAGTCTTTGTTGACAAATACGCTTTGCAACACCCGAACGGCGCTTATTTAGAACTCACTCCAGCCGACATGCATCGTCGTTTGGCCAAAGAGTTCGCACGTATTGAACAAAACTATCCGAATCCTCTTGATGAGGAAACCATATTTTCTTTACTCGACCATTACAAGTACATTGTGCCTCAAGGCAGCCCCATGTCTGCTATTGGCAACCCTTATCAGATGCAGAGTCTTTCAAACTGCTTCGTGATCCAAGGTGTGCATTCTGATAAGTTTGACTCTTATGGTGGTATTATGCTTGCTGATCAAGAGCTAGCACAAATCATGAAACGTAGGGGCGGAGTAGGACTAGATATCTCCGGCATTCGCCCTAAAGATGTACTCACCAATAACGCTGCCAAGACCACCGACGGTCTTGGCGTTTTTATGGAACGCTTCTCCAATACCTGCCGTGAAGTCGCGCAGAATGGTAGACGTGGTGCCGAGATGATTACCATCTCCATCAATCACCCTGAGATCGAAACCTTCATCAATATCAAGCGAAATCTCACCAAGGTAACTGGAGCTAATATCTCTATCCGTCTTAATGACGATTTCATGCAAGCAGTCAAGGACGATCAAGGATATACATTACGTTGGCCAGTAGATGCCTCACCAGAGAAGGCAAAAGTAACAAAGACAGTTAGAGCTAAAGACATCTGGGATCAAATCATAGACTCCGCTTGGTCATCTGCCGAGCCGGGTCTTTTGTTTTGGGACACCGTCAAGAAGAATACCCCATCCGATATCTACCATGAGTTCGGCCACAATTCCATCTCTACTAATCCATGTGGAGAGATTGTATTGCCAGCTTATGATGCTTGTCGTTTGCTCGTCCTCAATCTAGTTTCCTATGTCAAAAATCCATTCACGCCAGATGCCGTATTCGATTTTAAGAAATTCCACCAGCACACCCTCGTAGCTCAGCGCCTAATGGACGACATCATTGATTTAGAGATTGAATGCATTGATAGAATTCTCGCTAAGATCCAGGCCGACCCTGAGCCTGAAGAAGTCAAGATGGTCGAGCTGCGGCTATGGCACAAGATCCGTAATATGAATGTCTCTGGTCGTAGGACTGGTCTAGGTATTACGGCTCTTGGTGACACCCTAGCTATGCTTGGAATCAAGTATGGCGCCCCAGAGTCCATTGAGATTACTCGTAAGATTTACCGTGCTTTGGCCGTAGGCTCACACACGTCTTCTGTCACTATGGCGAAAGAACGTGGAGCATTCCCAATCTTCAATTATGATTTGGAAAAAGACCACAAGTATCTCAATACTATTTTCGATGATTGCAGTCGGGAAACTAAGCGGCTATGGAAGAAGAGTGGTAGACGCAACATTGCTAATACGACTACTGCCCCAGCGGGATCCGTGTCTTCACAGACTCAAACTACGTCTGGTATTGAGCCAGTATTCATGCTTTCGTACGTTCGCCGTAAGAAGCACAACCCATCTGACAAGAATGCCCGCGTTGACTTTGTAGACGCAATGGGAGACCAGTGGCAGGAGTTTACTGTGTACCACCATGGTGTCAAGCTATGGATGGAAGCCACAGGTGAAACTGACGTTACCAAGTCGCCATACTATGGAGCTACGTCAAATGAGATTGATTGGGTTGCGTCTGTAGATATGCAAGCTGCCGCTCAAGATTCTATTGACCATAGCATTAGCAAGACTTGTAACTTACCTGAAGAGGCAACCAAGGATATGGTCTCTCAAGTCTACCTAAGAGCTTGGGAGAAGGGCTGCAAAGGCTTTACCGTCTACCGTGACAAGTGCCGCGATGGTGTATTGATCAGCTCATCTAAATCTACTAGTAAGAAGACTCAAGATGGCAGACCATTGGAGATTGAAACCCACATGGCCCCTAAGCGTCCTCTTGAACTTCCATGCGATATCAAGAAGGCTAAGGTTCAAGGTGAACAATGGACTCTCTTTGTAGGCATGTTCAACGGTAAACCCTATGAGATATTTGGTGGTTTGTCTAAGTATGTAGACATCCCTAACAAATACAAAATGGGCAAAGTTGTCAAGAATGGTAAAGTAGAAGACATTACAACTTATAACTTAAGTATTGGTGAAGGTGAAGACCAGATGCTAATCAAAGACATTGCAAACGTTTTTGAGAATGCTAACTTCGGAGCTTTTACCCGTACTATTTCTCTGGCTCTACGTCATGGTACTCCGGTACAATATGTAGTAGAGCAACTTCAGAAGGACAAACACTCTGACGTTACCTCATTTTCAAAAATAGCCGCTAGAGTTCTCAAGAGCTACATTGCTGATGGAACTAAATCTACGGCTGAAAAGAAGTGCCCTAAATGCCATATGGAAAACAACTTTGCATATCAGGAGAAATGCCTGACTTGTATGGGTTGCGGATGGAGTAAATGTTAATATCAATTAACTAGCATTGGATAAAGATGAAAGGCACAATACTTCTCAATTATAGTGATGATACTCGTCAAGTTGAGGACGAAGAAAAGGCTAGATTTCTGCGTGGAATTCTATTTGCCAGCTTCGAAAACACTGACGTAGCAACCCAAATTGAAACAATTTGGAGTTCGGATGGGCCTTTGCCAGCCTCCCAAAAAGTAAAATTGAGAGGTATCCTCGCTACTTACGGTATTCAGGTTATAGATGATCTTGATGGCCACATGCAGATATACTTAGAAAATGAGTTGATCGCTGAGTGGTACAAGTGCACCTATAAACTAAAGAGAGACCTGCGTGCTATAGATCCGCGAAAGCGTATTTATCTTGAAATGGAAGTCAATTGTTGGTCAGTCTTTGACGACAAAGAGGAACAAGAGATAGAATGAGAAAAACTTACGTACTTGACACTAGTACTTTGATCACCGATCCCGTAGCATATAAATCTTTTCCACACAGCGATGTGGTAATTCCAATGGCTGTTCTTAATGAACTTGATAAGTTAAAGAAAGGCGCAAGCGAAGCTGGCAAAAATGCCAGAGTTGCTATTAGATTGCTTGATGAGATTTGCGATAGAGGCGATATCAGTATGGGTATTCTATTGGATGACGATATTATGCTCAGCATAGACGCCAACTATATTGATTGCTCCCAGCCCCCATATCTAGGGTTTGGAGATCCAAATTATGGTGACACCCAAATTCTAGCTTGTTTACAATCACACTGGCAGGGCCACCCTGAGCGCGATGTATCATTGATCAGCAATGATATCAACTTGCGTGTAAAGGCCAAGGCTCGCTCTATTGATGCTGAGAAGCATGAAAAAGACGGCCACTCTCTAAGCGATTTGTACCCAGGATTCCAGGTCATTTCTGATGAGGATGCTGGCGTTGCTTTGCAGCAGGACGGTAAGATTGATCCACGTTGTTTTAACATTCATCTCAACCCAAACGAGTGTGTTCTTTTCCTAGCAGATAACGGTGATGGTATCTGCATGGGCCGTAAGGTTGCCACAGACTGTGTCAAGTTGGTTCGCAAGAACTATCCTTGGAATGTCTCCAGCCGTAACAAAGAACAGACTTTTGCCATTGACCTAATCATGGATAGAAATATCGATTTGATTACGCTAATTGGTAAGGCCGGAACTGGTAAAAGCTTAATTGTATTGGCTACTGCTCTAGAGCTTGTTCTGAACAAGAAGGAATACGATAAGTTCATTATCTATCGTCCAATTCAGCCAGTTGGAAATGACATTGGTTATTTGCCAGGCACTATGGAAGAGAAACTAGCTCCATGGTTTACTGCTATTATGGACAATTTTGAAATGCTTTTCGCTACTAAAAATGGTGGTGATTGGAAAAGAAATCTCGAAATGTACCAGAAAAATGGTAGAATTGAGATGGAAGCCATTACCTACATCCGTGGACGTAGTATTCCAAACGCTATTATCCTAGTAGATGAGTGCCAGAACCTAACCAAAGAAGACGTGAAAACCATCCTCACTCGTGCTGGAGAAGGCACTAAAATCATCTTGACTGGTGATATAGAACAGATCGATAATTCGCTACTAGATGCTACCAGTAACGGATTAACCCATGTAATCGAGAAGTTTAAAGACTCTGAGCTGGCTGGTCATATTACCTTCACTCAGGGTGAGCGTAGCAAGTTGGCCACTAAAGCCGCTGAAATTTTGTAAGGAGTTTTCATGACTAAGAAGAAGAATTCTCAACCAGGCGCTGAAGTTGTATTGACTCCAGATGTGTCTGGAGAGGCACCAACTAACGCAAATGGCGTTCCACTTGGATCCGTTGTTCCAATGCCAGTACCAGGCGGCCCTAGCAGACTGACTGACATGGACAGAATGGCCCTTGAGTTGGCCCGTCAACAGAGATTGACTGCTTTGGCTGATGCCAGAACAGCCATTGCTCAGAATGAAAAGGCTGAGCTATCCTATAAGTATGTGGTGCTCCAACTATACATGAAGTATGGTCTAACCGATGCCGATGCTATTAGTGAGACAGGTGATATCATTAAGAATGGTGCACTACCACAGAATCAACCAAGACAGCAATAATGGAATTCGAAGAACTCTTAGCTCTTATTGAGATTAGAAAGTATGTTATCAACTCCACCGCTCTTCCTACCATTGACAGGAAGACGGTAAATGAGTTGAATGGTATCCTTCTACTTTTAGACAAAAAAATTATCGGCATCTTGACAGGCAACGACTTCAAGGATTACATTGGTTACAGGGACGTACAAGCGGCTAAAGAAGCCGCCGCCCGAATCACCAATATATACTCTGGTATTGAGAACAAGAACGCTCAGCTACACAAAGATATCAAAAACCATAAGTAAGGTAAGCACATGAGAATGAACGCTCCTAAAGAGCTGTTCAGCGAAAACAGCTTTGTTCGTCTAAAAGACAAGGACTGGTTGGAGAAACAAAGGGTCGCCGGCAGAATTGCTGCCGAGACCCTTTTGCTTTTGGAGGGGTTTGTCAAAGGACGAACTTTCCATTCTCTAATCGCCCTCAACGAAGTCGCCGAACACTACATCACCAAGAACGGTGGCACGCCAACTTTCAAAGGCTACAAGGGATTCCCCGCTGGAGTCTGTATCTCTGTCAATAAAGAAATGGTCCATGGTATTCCCAAGGATGTTGTTCTAGATGACGGGGATATCGTTAGTTTTGACTTAGGTGTAACTTACCAAGGCGCTATTGCTGATACAGCTATTACATGCATCTTTGGCACTCCACATGCTGATAGACACGTTACCTTAGTCAGAGCCACTGAAGAGTGCCTGATGAAAGGTATTGAAGCTATCGAAGTAGGCAAGCGCCTAGGTGTGATTGGTAATGCTATTTCTAGACATGCAAAGACCTATGGTTTTGGTGTCATCAACAATTACGGTGGCCATGGTTTGGATTGGGACATTCCGCATGCCCCGCCCTTCGTGGAAAACAAATCAGATGACAGCCGTGGAATTCGTATTCAACCAGGATTAGCCATTGCTATAGAGCCGATGCTCGTGCTTGGCTCAACCGCCACTACCACATTGAATGATGGTTGGACTGTGGTGACACCTGACCTGAGTGCCCATTTTGAGCACTCAATTTACGTTCATGAGGACCATGTGGAGATTATCACCGATAGGAGCAAGCTGTAATGTTCTTTGTAGAAATGTTATTACCATCTGATGATATTCCAAATGAGGTAGCAACTACTCATGAAACTTTTGAGGCAGCATTGAAAGATGCTGATAGGTTGTTTGCTCACTACGGTGGAGCTAGGCGACTTGAAATTTATGAGGGTATGGGGGAAGCTTTTTCTAGTAAAGGTAAAAAGCTAATAGCCTCTCTAAGGATAATTAGATGAAAATCACATTCGATGACAAGAGTTACATTGAGTGCATCAAGTCAGATAACCCTGGCAAGATAATCATCACCATCTCTGCAAAAGATCATGGCGACCCACTCAAGAAAATCACCAATGCAGTTGAGATAACTGCGGAGGAATTCAAGAAACTCATATCTGACATTTGAGGTATTTATGAAAGTATACTTTGTTGGTGCCCACAGCACTGGTAAGACGACGTGTGCCCGCTATGTTTCCGAGAAGTACAAACTTCCCATGATTACAGAGGTGGCCAGAGCCGTCTTGTCAGAGAAAGAACTTCATCTAGATAGTCTACGATACAATATGGATTTGGTAGATGAGTATCAGGAAGCAATCTTTCATAGGCAGCTTGCTGAAGAGCGAAAATATGAAGATTTTGTTTCAGACAGAAGCTTCGATTGTTTGGCTTATGCCGCCCAACATACGCGCATTCTTCCCAAACTTTTGCTCAGCGACCAGATAGGGCCGTACATTGCCAAGCTGAAGGCTCCAGGTTCAATTATATTCTTCGTTCGTCCCTCCAAGGCTACCCTGAAGGCTGACGGTGTTCGAGAAAGTTTAACATGGGATGGCGTGGTCGCAATCGATGCTATGATCAAGTTCATGCTGATTCAATGGGAACTGCCATGCTTCCAAATTAATATCGACAATATGCAAGAGCGCGTCAAACTGATTGATGCAGTTCTTTCAATTGTGTAAAAGGGGATAGAATCAAATGCAAGGAACTGTAACTGGAATTAGAAAATTTGGTGTGGTTGTTCAATTAGACGGAACTCCAGAAATTGGAGATTTATTTGAATTATACCGAATTCAAGATGGAACGGAAATCATTCTTGGAAAAGGATATGCGAGAAAGCACATGTTTGAATCATTCAAGATCAATCCAATTGAAGATGAATCTGGTGATAGAGCTTCTTTTGAAGACGTTCAAATGGGCGATTTAGTACGAAGTATTGAATCCACTTAAGTGTTGTATTTGATCTGATGAATTGCTATTTCTGATGGCGTTCCCGGGCCCGGATAACCAAAACCTCCAAAATCAGGAGAGCTTGGGAGAGCGTCCCAGGTTACAATTTCATTAGTGATACTATCTACTGCTTGCATCTTGATTTGAATGTTAGTGGCAGAAGTTACTAAATTCCTACTAAGCACAGTGGTTTGTAAAGGAGTTCCTGGTCCTGGGAAGAGGGTTCCGGCAAAATCCTCGGTTGGCGCAAGCCATGTAACTAAGCTGGAATCGGCACTAGATCTTGCCTGCATAACCACACTGATGCTGCCAAGTGGAGAAAATGCATCTACAGCAATTTCTTCTGGAGATCCCGGTCCAGGATAAGCTGTTCCTGTAAAATCAGGATATGGCCAAGACCAAGTATATAGCTGCCCATTAGAACTAGATCTTGCTTGCATAACCCAACCAGTGAATTGGCCATTCCATAGTTGCATAACATTATCACCAGCAGCATTTTGAAATGTATTAGAGTATTGTGCAGCAAATGGATCTGCCTGTTGTAATCCACAGTTAATGAAATTGCCATTAGTTCTACCGTTAAACCCTCTACGCGCGCCCCACATCCACGTTCCATCAAATTCAAGACTCCAAACTCCAAGACCGCTGTCACTGAATGGTGGACTATTAGAATCTATTTCATCTAGGATTGCCGCATCCGATATATCAGTTGGAGGTAATTTTACAATACTAGATCGACTGACGCTAAGAGTAGACCTTGAACCTGCCCATAAATTAGTTCCATCTGAACCAATAGCTCCGCCATCTGCCTGAAGAAAGGTGAAGAAATCAGTAGTTCTAAAGCTGGCAGACGGGAATTGTGTTGGATCAAATCTAAGTAATCGATTGCGTGGAGTAAATGTGTTGGTAGTAAAGGCATAAAGATTGCCAGGAAAAGGAGACCTTCCAGTACTATCGCTCAACATACCAAAAATTCCATGCGTTGAGTCTTGATAGATACTAATAGTGCCAGCACCTGGATCTATACGTGAAACAATACCTTTACCAGTAAGACCGCCAAATGTAGTATTTCCTACGTAACCGCTAGCGGTCCAAATGAAACCAGAATCAAAACAAATTTCTTCGGCATGTCGTGTTACGCTAATTTGCTGGGAAGAAGTGCTTTGGACACCTGGTCCATTAGAAATAACTGTGGCAATATTGAACTTTTCCAAAAGACTAATGCCTTGCCCCGCACCACCAGCCGAAGCATTAATTACCCAAAGATTTCCAGAATTATCTTCTAAGCAGTCTCTCGCTTCACTACCATCACCCAGATCGCTTGGATTACCAAATATGCTTCCATCAGCAATGATACCGTTTTTCAATTGAGCAAGCCCAACAACAGTTTTAGTTGCTACGTCAATGATAATAACGTATCCGCATGGAGAGCCAATAATACTTTGTCCTGGAGTATTTAGGTGCCAAATAAGCGAACCATTATTTGCATCTGTGGATGCTAAAGGATTGGTAATATTTCCATCTGAGTCAATAGGGAATGTACCATTGTTATTAGGATCGGCAGCACCAGAAATAGTGACAGTTAATCCAATATAATTAGGAGAGAATCCTCCACCGAGTCCTGGTCTATCTGCGAACGAAAAAAACCTAGTTCCAAATGAAGTATCTACCTGTCCATGTATTCCGCGATCAGAATATTGACCATGCCAGCCAGATGTACAAGCATATATTCTTGTTCCATCAGGAGATTTTTTTATTTTACGCATGTTTTTGATATAAGGACCAATGTATTGTCTTAGATCAATTTTTTTAACGACTCTTGGATATGGTGTTGTTGTAGGATCGAGAACGGTAACGAAATTAACCGAAGCCGGTATGTCATTACTATTACCAAAACCAGTAGCACGACCATCACATGTCCAGAGGTAACCTCCCGCATATGCTAGTCCAGTTATTCCTTCCCAAATAGCTGATGTCATGCTTTCCTCACATTGTAATTTCTACAGATTTTACTACGGCAAAAACAGCGTCTCCAGGGAAATCGCTAATAGCTTCTGCCTGTACTTGATATACCGTGTTACCAGGTAAACTTGCAATTACAGATGAAAGTGCTCTAATGTCCGGAATGCTAGTAATTGAAGCCCTAGAGCCTGTAACTTCAGAAACAGTGGTTAAGTTGAACAACCTAACTGTCAAAGTTAAAGAAGGATCACTAACGCCACCAATAGTCTCTAATGTAGCATTAGTTATAGCTGTTGATAAATAAAATGCCCCAATAACATACCATCCAGGTTCAACCCCTTGGGAAGCAATTGGTTGAGTTGAGGCGACCGCCCTTATACTTGAGGAGCCCGCTGCCACAAGTGTGGGCTTCCAAATAGCGCCGTCCCATACAAGAGCCTGTCCTGAGGTTGGTGCTGTTGCTGCCAGCGGCCTGCTTTGCAAACCAACAACAGTTTGAAATAGTGGGTTTCCAGTTAAATCTCCTGCGAAATTTACATCAGCCGGAATTGCTCCAGGTATCCACGCAATCCCATCCCATATTAGTGTCTGACCTTCACTTGGCTCTACATCAGAAACTGGCCTTCCTTGAATGCCGATAACAAGCGGAGTCTCTAAAGTTCCACCCAAATCACCTTCTAGTTCAATTATTCTTAAATTGCCAACAATATTCTCAATAACATCAAGTCTATTCCTAACAGTTGTGTAAACTGCGCTTGGTTTAACACCCAATTCTTCTTCAATAGCAATAATTGCTTCCCTCAATTGCTCAACAGATCTGCCTGTTACAGGCTGTCCGTCAACCAATGGCCTGAGGGTGAAAACGGTGTCTATAGCTGCTGGATATTTTGTTACCATCTTATAAGTCCTGCTATAATATCAAAATTTTAGCATAAGCCGGGTTTCTGACTATCTATATCTGAAGAACTCTTAAAACCAGGGATATACTAAAATTTTGATATTCTTATGAGCTTTTAGTTCAATGAGGATACATGAGCGGAATTTTAACTCCAGGATACCTAAGGTGGGATGGCACCAAATACGTTTTAGACAACGATGTTGAAATCGTTGGTCCGGCGGGATCCCAAGGTCCATCTGGTCCGGCGGGTCCAGCAGGTCCGCCAGGTCCTAATGGCGTAGCCAGCGGTGATTTACTGGGAAATTATCCCGGCCCTATCGCTGTTGTTGGTCTAACTGGTATTACTGGTATCGTCAACTTCGGCGCTACCATTACAAACCCTACGATTTCCCAAGCCGCTACAGGATCTACTCTTGGCCAGCCGCTAACAATCAAGGGCCAAACTGGCGCAACTATTGGTGGCGCTGTTGTTTTGCAAAGCGGAACAGCAACCACGGCTGGTATTATTCAGTTTTTAGTAGGCTCTATTCAGGCCGGTTTTTTTGATGCTAACTCTGCTTTAAGATTAGGCCCAAGCGCTTCTTCTACAATTCCATCAGGTCCAAACGGTTCAGCCCCAGTTGCAGGAACTGATTTCCTGTATGGTTACAATGCTAGCGGTAGTATGTGGGGCGAGTTCTTTACTAGCTCCAATGCTGACAGAGCTGCTATGGGCGTTTATAATAGTGGACTTGGCACTACCAATGTAAACGGTATCAGTATCCAAGGAGTTGGATCTACTTACTCTGTTGGTGCTTACCAAAGAAACGGCGTAATTGAGCAGGCCGGCCCCGCCACCTCTGGTTTGATTTTATCTAAAGTTCTGGGCGATGGTACCAGCCGCGCCATTACTGGACGTATTTGGCAAACTGGTGCTTGGTGTGTTGGCGACAATGGCATCAATGATACCTCTGCCGAGGCCCAGGCAGTTTCTGGCGCTTTGATCAATCTTTCACCAGCAAACTTTGGTATTGTTGGTGGCGGCACAATTAATCTAGTAACAGGATCACTTAGCGGCCAGACAACTGTTGGCGGTCAAACGATCATGTATAATGCTGTCAATACCAGCAACTCGTTTGGAAACTTGGTTTTGCAAGGAAATCTTGGCGTAGATTTCGTTGCAGCAACTACTGTTGCAGCCACCATTAATACCACCAAACTTACTAACCAAGTAGGTAGAACTCATAAAGTACGTAGTACAACTACAACTCCGGTTACCATTATCACTACTGATGAAATTGTTTCTATCGGAGCGGTTTCCAGCGTAAGCACAACTGTTGCAGCGGGCTCTAACGGAGCTATTTTACCACAGGGTACGATTAACGTAGCCTCCACAACAGGATTTGCAAGCACCGGCGCTATCTATGTTACAACCACTAATGGTCCACAACTAGTTACTTACACTGGTACGGGCGCAACAACTTTCACAGGATGTTCTGGTGGAACGGGCGCAATGACTACTGGTAATGCTGTTACCAGCTTGTTTGCTATCAATTTACCTTCTACACCAACTACAGGAGACTTGTACACAGTTAAAGATGCAAATGCTAGCTGTGGCGCAACTAACTTCTTTGTTTCAGGTAATGGTGTTAATATTGATGGACAGACTGGTATTGTGTTGTCTACAAACTTCGCTCAAGCTACGTTTGTTTACAATGGTACTACATGGATTTCCTCACTATCGAACAACCTAATACCAAACGGATTTTCTTCGGTTATAAGCGTACCTAGCAGCGGAGTTGCAACTGTAGTTGGATTCGACCAGCTATTACTTTGTGACCCAACATCAGGTGGTGTCACAGTAAATGCGCCTCCTAGCCCGTTAGCAAACTTAAGATTTACTGTCAAAGATGCTACATCACAAGCCACTTCTTTGAAGCCAATTATCGTTAATGGAAATGGTAGACTTTTGGAAGATCCTGGTAATCCAGGTTTTTATACATCAACTGTCATCATTACTGCAGCATCTAGGTCAGTAACTTGGGCTTACGATCCTTCAACTAGAAATAGATATACGGTGGTATAATGACTTTTACTTTTCCACAATGGGCAACAGCTCTAGATTTAGATTTTACTACACTACCAGCTCAATCACTGGCCTCAGATACTACTTTCACAGTAGGTAGCAGCCCTATCTTTGGAACTGGTCTTGTATGGACTAAAGTAAATTCTGCCAGTGATGCTTCAGCCATGAACATAACTAATGGTTCTGGTCTGATAATTACTCCCAACGCAGCCAGCAATGTAAGCGGCGCTACCTTTACTGCGCCCGCTCTAAGAATACAGCTTAACAGCATTATCCCTGACTGGACTGTATTCATGCCATTCAGGATTTGGATATGGGAATCAGCCTCCAATGAAGCAGCTAATAACGATAAGTTGTTCTTTGGAACTTACATACCAAACGGCGCATTTCAAAACCAATTAACTCTAGGACACTGGAGAGGATTTGGCGGAGCTACCAATGGTTGGGGTTCTCAATTTACCGTTCTCAATACTGATGTCACTACTACTGGTACAAGTATTCCATTATCTGCAAATAGAGTTGGTGTAATGTACTGCCCAATGGGAGTATTAGGAGGCAGCTCGCCTCTGATAGTAGGAAGTACTGTAACGACAACTACTACAACTATCACTGCAGGATCAAACGGAGTAGCTATTAATGGTGCCACAACTATCAACGTAGTATCCACAGCAGGATTCTCTTCTTCGGGCATTATCAACGTTACAAGTACTACTGGTAGTAATATCATTGCTTATACTGGCATTACTGGCACGTCATTTACAGGATGTACTAGTGGTAGTATCGTACCACTCACTGGTACGATGTCCACTGGTGGTTTCGTTAGTTTTGGAACCTGGCCCCCAACAAATTCACTAACTATCTGTAATGGTGCCGCAATCACTTCAGCATCTTCTGCGGCCTTCTCTAGTACAGCCAGCGGTTCACATACGGTTACAGAAAACAACCTCTTTCTATCTGCTTTTAGAAACGGCAGCGGCACTGCTTTTTCTACTACAATTGCTAGAATCAGAGTGGACTACTTGCCAACATTTAATTAAGGAATATCATGAGTTCTGTAGACAAACTTTTCAAACTAGCTGACCGTTTTGCCCGTAAAATTTCACTCGGTCAAGAAACTGAACAAGCAATGGAAGCCCCAGATTTCTTTTTTGGAAAGGGCTATAATCTAAATACCTTTCTAGATTCATTGGGCAAATTGTCAGTTGAAGGAAATAAAGCTGTTGGTGATAAGTCTTTGGCCGTTTTAATGGCTAATTACTTTAATAAAACACAAGACAGTGTTTCTGTAAATGTATCTGTTGATGTTAAGCCTGGTGCCAGCGCTAGATGGATTGTTCAAATTACACCACCAGGATTTACACAGCAAGCTATGGGCGAATTAAACAAACAGTTCCAAGCCGTAACTGGTAAATCTTGGGCACAAGGTCAGGCAGCCGCCGATGCAGCAGCTAAAACGGCCAAAAAAGTTGAAGGTCCAGGTACTAAGCTAATTGTAGACAAAGGTCTGTAATTCAAAAAGCCTGAAAGTTCAACTAAGTCCGATATAATAAGATGGCATGAAAGATTTTGATGTCGGTATTATTGGGGCAGGTGTAGCTGGGGCTTTTGCGACCCTGAAATTAGCAAAAGACCACAAGAACGTTAAGGCTATTCTTTTTGATTTGGGTAGACCTCCTATGAAGCGCAGAAGACAACTGGAAGGTTGGCTCGGCTGTTTGCCAAATAGTGACGGAAAACTCTATCAATCTGATGTATTCAAGGTCGCGGATATTACTGGACTTCGTAGAGCTAAGTCAGCTCATACTTGGTTCAAACATGTATTGGAGCAAGTCGATGATTTCAAAGTAATCAAAGACCGTGCCCCAACAGCAGCCTTGGAAAAGAAAATAAAGAAATTGGGATATGACATTTCCCTAAATGACCATGTACAGATCTATCCAAAAGAGATTCATGCATTGTCAAAGCATATGGCAGAAGTCATTGAGCATGGCAAAAATATTACTTTCAATTTTGATAGCGAAGTTGTTAGAATAGTCAAGCAGAAGAATGTCTTTGTTATTACAACTGAAGAGAATGAATACCGCTGCAAGAAGATTATTGTTGCTGTTGGTAGAAGTGGCTGGCGTTGGGCTAGAGCACTATTTGGCAGCTTTGGTATTGTAGATAATAATGACATCGCACGTTTTGGTATTCGTGTTGAAACCAACTCCAGTGTTATGAAAGACTTCAATAGATCTAACTGCACTCTAACCAAACCTGATTTAGAGCTAGGTCCGCTGTCATGGTATGGCACTGTTATCCCAGAAGATCATCTAGATGTAGCTATTTCGGCTTTCCGTTCTAATGAAAATAGATGGAAAACTGATAAGGTATCTTTCAACCTAATAGGTAATCGTCCGTTCCCAGATGCTGGATTTGAGCAAACTGATAGGATTGGTAAGCTAACATTCGTTCTAGCTAATGATAGAATCATCAAGGAAAGGGTCTCCTCTATCTTGGCTGATAAGAGTCGAATATCTATTATTCCTGAATACGAATGGTTAAAACCAGTTATTACAGAGCTATCAGCCATTATACCAGAGATTACTACTAAAGCTTATTTCCATGTTCCTACTATTGTACCATCTGCCCCCAAGATAAATATAGGGGACAATCTAGAAACCGAAGTGGATGGAATGTTTGTGGCTGGTGAAAGTGCTGGTATCCACGGTATATTATCTGCTGGAATCATGGGCATCGTGGCTGCTGATGCCGTGTGCAAATGAGATAAATAATGCCAACTATCAAGAAACAAATTAAAACTAATCCAGATCAGACACCTAATTTTCCTCAGGGCGGAGGAGGCGAAGAAGGTAAAGACGGTAATATGAAGTACAGTCTTAGTAAGTTTGAGTATGATCTGTATCATGAGGAAGATGACAAAGCCGAAAAGGTAATTAGGGTAAAAAGAGTATCCATGCCTAACAAAGGTGAGAAGTGGAAAATCTTTGAAGATAATAAGGTGATGTTCATTGTAGAAGGAACAAAACTGAATAACAAAGAAAAAGATTTCCTTCGCACTATTGACGGCGTAAATTTCCTGATTACTCAATACAAGGCTGGCATCAAGTCCTTCAATGCTCTGAAAAACGAGATTAAGAAAAAACTGAAATAACTCGGGCTTGACATCGCATGCCTAGTTCTTACATTGGTGCGAGCATCCTGCACTAGAGGTGTATCGTATGAATTATGTATTTTATGTTGCCGACATTGAAACAACTGGATTGGACTCGCACAAACACGATGTAATCGAGTTGTCCCTATATCGTATAGGGGATACGAGCGATAATGCTCAGAAGACTTGGTGTTTCAAACCATTGACACCAGAAACCATTGAAGATGCCGCTCTGAAAATCAACGGCCACAAACTAGAAGACATCACCCATAAAACCAGAGAAGGTCGTGATCGTTATCTAGACCCCGCTTCCACATTAGTTGATGTGGAAAACTGGTTAGCTGATGATGGCGTGCCCGCCGAGAAGCGTTTCCTTATTGGTCAGAACGTTGGGTTCGACAAGGAAAGGCTTCAACAACTGTGGTCTAAATGTAACTCAGAAGACTCTTTCCCGTTTGGTCGTCGCTTAATCGATACCATGATTATCGAATTATTCTTTGACTACTGCAAGGGACAATTTGCCGAAGGTTACAGCTTGAAAAGCCTGGGCAAGAAGTATGGCGTCAAAAACGACAAGGCCCACACTGCTGCGGCTGACGTAAAGGCCACCAAAGAAGTCTTTGAGAAGCAAGTCGAGTTTATGCAGAAACTTATCAAACTTGGCACAGAGGCCGGCCTCTTCGGTTGAAAATGAAAGAATTTCTAAGTCCTACCGGCGAGATAAAAGAAGTGGTAGAAATACTTAGTGGTGGTAAATGTTATCTCAAGAATAGTAAATTGCATAGGCTAGATGGTCCGGCTGTTGAGTATTCTGATAGACCTAACGAATGGTGGTATGAAGGACAATACGTTCCATGTTTGTCTCAATCAGAATTCGAAAGGTATTTGAAGTTGCGAGCTTTTTGGTAATATGAAAATCCTGTACGCCGCATCTAACAATCAGAATGCTAAAGTCCAGCTCTCACGTTTTTTGAGCGCAATGGAAGGATCTAAGCACCAGGTTAAAGTTGCTGCATACAAGAAATCATCTCCCAAAGGCATCAATATCGATTGGACGCTAGACGCACTATTGAATATCTATCGTCCTGACCTGCTTTCATTACAGGGCGATAATCTGAGTATCTATCTTGAACAGGTCAAGGCTTACTCTCCTGATTTAGTTATCAGCGACTTAGAGTACTTTACCAGCTCGGTTGCCAAAGAGCTGGATTTCAATTTATGGCAGTGTAGTTCTTCGTTGATTAACTATGCTCTCGTAAGGAATGAGAAGTATAACTTGGGTCTCTTCAAATATCATGCGCATGCTTTGAATAGAGACACGGTACACTCGCAAAGAATGGTGAACATTCTAGACAACTCCAATCGCAATTTTGTATACTCTCACTACGGTGATATGAGTGAGCCGCCTACCCTGATGGATCAATTTCGGTGGGTGCGCCCCTATCATCAAGTGGCCAAAGATTACATTCCGTGTCAACACCACATAACTGCGGCATTTTCTGTGCCCGACAAACGTGTGATGGCCTTTTTGAAAAAGTATCCCGATAGCGTAGTTTTCGTAGATGATCCGCAAGAACACTATCAGAATCTGCACGTCAAGGATATAAGGATCCAGGACGAGTATTATTGTAATCTAAAAAATTCCGCGCTCTATATTTGCCAGGGTCAAACCAGTTTCTTAGCAGATGCTTTCTACAATGGCAAGTATGCTCTTGTCTTCCCTGATTACGAGGATGCTGAGTCTATCACCAATAGCCAGCTTGCTCAGAAAATAGGTATTGGGCGCATTATGACTTTCGCCGATGAGTTACCAGATTCATCTATGGAAGTGGAGCCTGTATACACAGGTTCGATTAAGTATCTGCACGAACACATAGAGGAACTATGAAGTATGTAGCCTTAGATATCGGTAACGTGCTGTGTCACGTTGATTTTAACGGTTTTCTAAACGACCTGTCGGCCGAGCTGAATGTCAATCTAGAAGATGCCATGTACTTCTTGAACCGTAGCCAAAAGAAACATGACCTTGGCATCACCATTATGAGAGATGAGTTGCATGACCATTTCCATATCAAATCTCCAGTAATCATTGATAGGCTTCTGCACTCATGGAGTAAATCAATTAAGCCAGATTTACGAGTCTTGGATATGTATAATACCATGACTGAGAAACATGGATTGAAGGTTGCCCTATTATCAAATATCGGTATAGAACACGCCAAACAAGCTGAAGAGATACTAGCTCATGGTGGTTTCTTTGAAGGTGCCATCAAACACTTTAGCTGTAATGTAGGAGCTAGAAAACCAACTAGTCTATATTATCAGAGTTTCCTAATGGAATACCCAGAATTCCATGGATGTGTCTATGTAGATGATGTTCTTGAGAACCTAGAAACCGGTAAAAGGTACGGGTTTCGGTCCTATCATTTCGACTTATCTAAGATGGATACCAGTAGGGAACTCCCGGAAATCGAGAAAATGATACTGGAAGTTGCTGAGGTTCAAGAGAAAAACCCTCGTTGGCATTGATATATTCACTATGATAGAGCCGTTTAAAAAGGATATAATATGAATAAAGATAGTAACAACACCGCCAAGCTATTTCAACCACAGGGTCGAGTTAAGGTCATCAATGGAAGCATTATCGCCCCAGAGAACGCTGGCCTACGATTTGTTTTGAATGTAGCCAACATGGTTGGTAAAGTTGAAAGCCCCCTCTATCCTGTTTTTGAGAAGAAGTGGCCTACCGTTAAGAGAGAAGTAAAAGGCTGGTTCAATGCCCGTGATGGCAAGTATAAACCGGGTGCGCTCCTTACCAATGCTGTTCAGAGTGACACTTGGGTAATCAATATGCTCTGTCAAGATGCGGATCTGCAGACCGATACTGCCGGCCTCACTACTTGTTTGAAAGATGTATGCAAGATGGCCAAGTATGAAAGAGCCTCTGTTCATGTTTCCACTCTATTGACAACGGCTATTCCAGAACTCCAAGAACTTCTAACTAAAGAACTTGTCGAAAATGGCATCTCTGTTTACTTCTACGAAGAGCCTCAAGCCTAATGAACGATCTTAAAAAGACCGTTACTGTTCAGGTTAAAGTAGATTCGCGCATTGCTGACTTGGTTTATTTTGTCAAGTCTTTGCGAAGAGTGCCTGGATTTAGTCTTGAGCATTGCACTGATGAGGCCCTTATTAGCCTAGCTGAAGATTTTTGGGACACAGCGCACGGTGAAGACTAATACAGTCTAAATGTTAAGACTCATTAATACTGGTCAGCATCCAATAGTTTGGGATGGCATAGATCCTAATGCTAGCTTCTCTAATGAAGATATTAAGAAGCTACAAGCTGAGTTTGATATCATATTCTCACATCATGATATGACAAAACTCAAGCCGGGCGACCGAGTTGATTGTCGTGTGAAGGCGTCCACCATAGTCAGCCCTTACAAAAACTATGATGAAGTGAAGACCTTCGAGATTGTCGCAATTGATAATCACGGGTATTATCTATATGTACCCCATTACTATTCGTTGAAAAACACGTCCATTGCTAATAGCTATCAGTGTAAAGCGCTTGGGATAGACAAGAAGTTTCTCGATGAAAACATTGTCTATATTCAGGGTAACATGATAGCTCATGTCCACGAGAAAATGGATGGAATGTCCTGCAAAATGTGCAGGGAGTTCTTCCGATATGCTGAGGCTAATCAGGAAGACGGCTCTCTAATTTGCTACTCTTGTCGTCAAAATCCATATCGATAACTAAGTATTATGGTATGGTAGAATCGGATGACAGCTATTTACTCGGCCTAATTGAACAAGCAAAGGGCCTGTTTAGCTCTGAAAATAAGCAACCGGCCCCAGCGGCCCGAGCCCCAGGCGAGGCGCAAAACCAATTTGTAGCGTCTCCTGGGGGCTTCACGGCCCCAATTCATGGCAGTTGGCACAACCTTGGCGGCTTTGACCCCGCCATGAAGCGTTATGATGACGATCCCAAAGCTGCCAAAGGCCGAGGCCATTTTGGTGTTGATATGAGTACGGCTGCAGGAACTCCTGTCTATTCTATGGGAACAGGCACGGTTAATACTGTTGGTACCGATACCATAGGTGGTAACATCGTGGGCGTCCAACATGCTGGTGAGGTTTGGTCCTATTACGCACATCTTTCTACCGCTAAGGTTCAGAAGGGTGATAAGGTAGACGCCAATACTATTATAGGTACCGTTGGAAATACCGGTAATGCTGGTAACCCAAAGGATCCCCTCAAAACACAAGAGGGTGGAAGAACCTGGCCACATCTACACTTCGGTGTCAAAGAGCATGGTAGCTGGGTTGATCCTGCTAAGTACTTTAGTATCCCCGCATACGACCGTGAGTTCGCCAAGAACCCGAGCAAGTACCAGAAATTTTGGGCGTCTGATACGGCTAAACAAGAAGCTGAAGCTTTCAATATGAAAGATCACAACGCTAAAAGAAGAGTTGCTTTCTCTAAGAAGGTTGACAAGCTCATGAAGCTAGCGTTTAAATACGCCAGCATCACTAAGCTTTAACGCTCTTTCCAGCTTGCCACAACAGATACGTTAAGTAGGCTGTGACCACTTGGTGGTAGGAGCAATGGTGTGCCTCGGCAATGCCATACTTCATATGTTCCAGTAAGCGGGTTATAACCTTGCACTTTAAAATAGGTATTGAAGTCTGCTGTAAGACCTATAGTAGTATTAAACTGTACTAGTTGTGCTACAGATGCAAAGCCTACTTCATCAGAAAATATGCCAGTAAAATCTTGCGATCCTTGAGTGCCGGAGTATAAGGCCGTGTACCTTATAGGCTGTGCAAGTAGAAAAATTGTTGACTCATCGGTAATTGTAGGCATGATATCCTTATGGTGTTAGTCCGGCGCAACCATTCCACTGTAGGTAGATTCCGTTCTGCAAATGTAGATATCGTGAACATCCATTGCTTACTCCAGATGAAACTACTCCACCTGTTGACATAACTCCAGTACCACCAGTACATCCTGTAAACTGCGTAGCATTGGTTCCAGTATAGCTTACAGTGGAAACTCCAGTAGAGGTAGTTACAAAAATAATTCCACTTGTAGGGAATCCAGTTGTAGAGCCTACATTGATAGTAGCCTGTGGCAGAGTGGCGCCGTTAGAACCAACTGCAATATTTGTGGTTCCTGTAAAAGTGCCATTACCAACCGATCCGTTCAAGGTAAAGTTTGTACCATTAATGACAGTGATAACCCAAGTACCATTGGCGGCTGTGTTACCCAAAACACCGGAGATGGTAACAGTTTGTCCAGTCACTAATGCATTGGTCAATCCTGTAGTAATTTGAATTGGTGTTACGTTGGTAGCTGCAGTTATTGTTCTTGTAGTTGTTTCTTCTGAGCTAAGTGAAAAAGTAGCGAAATTGGTTCTTCCATTTCTAAGAAATGGAGCAGTGCCCATGAATTTATGATCTACTGAAAACGCATTACCAATTCCTGGTAGAGCTAGTGCAACGTCAGCAAGTGGGGCTGCCCAAGTTTCAATTGGCAGCAGTTCGGTAGTTCCAGTAAATGGAGAGTCTCCTGCATTTGCTGATAGTAATGGGCTAGTAGCTGAAGTACCATCCAAATTTGCCCATCCAGTTAATGCTGACAGTTCAGGTAGACCGTTTTTTATACAGTTACCTATATTGAGGGTTGATCCGGTTCTCAAAATTATTGTACCTGAATCGGTAGTTGGCGCGCCTCCATACAGGAATAATCTCTCTAAATTACTTGGTGTTGGTACCGGCTCATTATCTGAGATTCCAAACGTTAACATACCATTATTTGTTGCACCAAGGGTTCTAGTGTACATAAAGACGTTTTGACCAGAACTCTCTCCCATTATTGTCATACGAGAGGCTGTGCTATCAGTTCCTAGTCCAGGAATAGTGTTATTATAAGATGTATTGACGCTTGGGTTAAAGTTCAAATACTCTACTATATTAGTGGTGGCGCTAAGCAAAGGGAATTCACCATTAGAAATTCCGCCATATCCTACGGCCGCCGATATACGTGGCAGGTTAGTAATTTCTGGTTCAGCGCATAGTCTAATTTGCCATCCAGAGGGATGTGGGCTTTGATAGATAGCCCTGCTGTTTGCAGCTACTGAAGCTCCGCCCAAATAACCAAACAGTACGGCGGTTCCGGTAGCACCACCAGCCGCATTTGCTACCGATCCATTTAGGGCAAATGATGTTGAACCGGCCTGAGTAATAGTCCAGGTTCCGTTTGCGTTAGTGTTAGTGGCATGCCCAGCAATAGTAACTTGTTGCCCCGTAATCCAGGTGTGTGGAAAGTTACTATTAGTCTGAACAATGATTGGATTATTAACCGCACCACCAGTAGACATGGTGCCAGTGCCCCCTGAGCAACCAGTAAATTGTGTACCGCCAGCAACTCCAGTATAAGTAACAATCTGAGGCCCATTGCTTGTGGTAACGTTTATTACTCCTGGGTTAGGAAAGCTTGTCGTTGAAGCAACGTTGATAGTAGATTGTGGAAGCGATTGTCCATTAGATGCAACAGCGATAGTTGTATTGAAAGTATTGGATGAGCTACCAACACCAAGCCCTCCAGCAGTGTCATTCTGAGCAAATTTAACCATGTAGCCAGAAACTACTGTTTCAATTTCATATAGCCACCAGTTAAGAGAATTAGATTCAGCCGGAGGTGTATCAGTAGAGCGATAATCGATTACATATCTGTTTAAGTTGCTAACTGGGGCTCCAGTTGCCAATGTTCCAACACCACCTGTACATCCAGTAAAACTAGTGGCAGTTGTATTGGTATAACTAATTGTCTGAATTGGATTTGAATTTGTAACTGACCCACCAATAGTCATTGTACCAGTACCACCTGTACATCCTGTAAAGCTGGTGGCAGTTGTATTGGTGTAAACAACTGTATTTAATCCTGTGCTGGTAACTACAAAGATAATTCCAGATGTAGGGAAACCAGATGTCGAAGCTACGTTAATAGTGGCCTGCGGTAAAATGGCTCCGTTGGAACCTGCTGCAATAGTTGTTCCAGTTGCAATATTTATAGTTCCAGATGTTGGGAAACCTGTCGTAGAGACTACGTTGATGGTAGCCTGCGGTAATGCTGCTCCGTTGGATGCAGCAGTGACAGTTGTGGTGTTGCCCAAATTGACGGCTGAGATTTTGAAGATTCCAGAGTTTTTAGTTGGGAAGTTAGGGCTTTTCAAAACAAGCGTCTTACCTACATCTGTTGCAGCTACTTGTTTTCTAGCAACAGGAATGGCTACTTCGTAAATGAATCCTGCGCCAAAATTAATGCTAGCAGCATAACCATCAGCAACTGAACCAGCGGCGTATTGAAACCCTGAAGTCATAGTACCTGAATTGGCGTTGTATGCTCCAGTTCCGTAGCTTCCATAAAGAGTAAACTGTGTTGGACTTAAAACAATTACTTTCCAACTTCCATTTGCGCCGGTGTTACCGGTTGCTCCAGAAATATTCACAACATAGCCGTCTATTAAACCATGTGCAAGGGGCGTTGTTACTACGATAGGCGTAGTGAAAGTGGCTGTAGCTATTGGTAGTGATTTGACGTTGGTATTATCTATATTCCAAGATGTTTGACCAACATTAGTGAATCCCAATATCTTAGTTAAGAACAAACTAAGATGATAAATAATAGGAACGTAAAACCTATTTTGATTAGCACCCCACGAACCACCCCATGGCTGTGCAATGTAGCTAGCATTTAGTGGGCTATAATCTCTTGAAATAAACGTTACCATTATGTACCTAAAGGTAGAAGACCATAAGGCAATAGTGAGCCGTCCCACGGCCACAAAATGCCATTGCCTACGTGTATAAATTCCCCATTATTGCCAAAGAGGTGGAAGCTTGGGAATACTGAGCTTGTGAAAGCAATCGTACGTAGCCTCCCTCTAGTTAGACAATATTGTCCGGCAGTTGCGACAGTAGAGATAATAGCATCAGAAATAATAGCCTGACCAAGCCTGTTCTGAATAGCTAATATACCAGATAAATTAGGCCCTATGGTGTAGGCGGTGCCAGTTACACCATCTCCTGCAAAATTTTTAGTCATCAACTGATTCGCTCTGGTTGTTCCGTCGGTTCCTACCATAAAGAAAGCGGTAGACAACGAATCAGTTGCTACTGCAGTAGTTAGATTATTTGCTCCAACTAGAATGGCCATTGGATTTGGATCTTGGGCTTGGGAATATAGTCTTGTTGGCGTAATTATGTTGAAGTAGTGTCCGGTAGTAGTATTGGAGTTAGGGGATCTGATATGGCCAATGAAAAAATCTTGGTCGGCAATTAATGTTGCGACCCCTATTACGCCAGAAGTTACGCCGCTAAAAGTATTGGCGGTAGCTGTTGTTCTTTCTGTAATGGTAGCGCTGGCACCACCTGGTGATACGAAGGCTGAAACGTTATTCCAAGTTGCAGTTGGTGAGCCAAGAATTCCAAAAAGACCAAATGCATTTGCGGCTCCTCTTAGGAAGAATTGAAACTGGCTAATAGATTGTCCAGAATTTACATTTGCTGGACCAAACATTGTTCCAACTAAATAATTACCGTTGGCAACTGCTAGCTGTGATGCCGCAATCAGATCAATTACTTTGTAGTTAAGATTTGATCTAGAGGTAATGTTATTTTTCTGTGTAGAGATATCTGGGGTTCCACCACTAAATGGTGATAGCACTATTTGAGTGTTACTATTAACTGCGAGTATTCTGTAAATAGCATCATCCGTACTAATTGATCCAGAAGTGACACCACCATTAGTTGACATTAATCCTGTACCGCCCGTGCATCCAGTAAAGCTGGTAGGATTTAAATTGGTATATGCAACTACCTGAGTTCCAGTGCTAGTTGCTACATAAATGGTTCCGCTACTTGGAAAGTTGGTAGTGCTGTTTACGTTAATAGTGCCTTGTGGTAAGGTTAATCCGTTTGAAGCTGGGGTTATTAAAGTTGAGGAACCGTTAGACCATATTACTACATGCTTTCCAATCATTGCTGATGTGAATGGTATAGATGCACTAGTGGTTAAAGTGGCCCCTAAGGCAGATGTTGATCCATCATTACCGGCCGCCAGAACAGAAGCGCCTTCAAAAAAACCAGCCGGTACGCTAGTACCGTTTGGAGGAATGGCGCCAGGAACCATTACTATAGCGTTAGGAGAGGTAGTAAAATTCGCGTTACCAGTTGCTCCATTTAAATTGAATGTATTGGTACCAGTTACAGTAACAAGCCAACCACCATTTGCATTAGTGTTACCCTGAACGCCATATACGCCAACTATTTGATTGCTAACCAATCCATGGGGATTGGAAGTTGTAATGTTGATTGGGTTTGCATTAGAAGCCTGCGTAATTGTTAAGACTGGATTGAATCCATTTACACAGTATCCCCAGAATTCATAACACAACTTCATAAAGATAGGGATATCCCTTCCATTTGTGCCGGTCGTGTATTGTAATCCTCTGAGATATTTCCTAGCCATTATATTTCCTTATTGAATCCATCTAGCTACAATAGTTATGTTAACTAATGCAGCGCCACTTGGAGCTATCGAGTTGACGCTTCTTTCATAAGTTGGCGGGTTCTGACCAGGATCAAATAGTTCCGGGCGAGCAGTAATAATTTCTTTTTCAACCCACGTTTCAAATGCCATTGTAGTTGTATTGTATCCCTTTAGTTTATAGTAAACGAACTGATCTTTAGGATAGTCTTTAACCGAATCAATATCAACAACTTTCAAATCTACAACAGTATTAACAGTTTGGGTTCCGAAATTCGTTGTATATCCAGCATATTGTGGATTTTGAAATGCATTGATGGCACTCACCTCTATTGTTCCTGCCCAGTTTGTTGTGTAACCAGAATATCCCGGGCTCTCAAAAGAGTTGATAGATGTAGTACTTATAAAGCCTCCCCAATTCTGATAGTTACCTGTAAAAATTCCATCTACAAACTCTAAAGGAGATGTATCTTCGGTATAGCATCCCCAACTTCCAGAAGGAAAAGCTTCTGGAGAGTCGACTATAATCTGAGTTGTTAGTAACGTTTGAACTAGTGTCATAAATCATCCTTATGGAACTACTGCCGGGCCATTCCATGGCATGTAAATGCCTCTTCTCATATGCTGAAAAGAAGCCCCTCTCAAAACAGTACCGCCACCACCGAAAGTTCCATTTCCAGTTGTGCCATTTAAAGTAAACTGAGTGTTGTTGATAACACTTACGGTGAACGTACCATTGGCGGCTGTATTTCCAGTCACACCACTGATAGCCACAATCTGTCCAGTTACTAGAGTATTAGTGGTCGTGGTAGTTATTTGAATTGGTGATACACCGTTACCTGATGTAGTGGAGACAGACCAAGATCCAGTATCTGTTGCAAGCACAAAGTCTCCAAAGTTTGTTCTACCACTTCTGATAAAAGGTAATGTACCTATTACTCTTGGTTCATATGGAAATGCTTGTGTAGAAATAGCATTATCCCAAGTTTGAGTTACGCCACTGACCAAATCTACTGGCAGCACTTCAGTGGACGAAGTCCATGGACTATCTCCTGCTTGAGCATCAAATGCTGGACCTGCGAATTGGTTATTTCCAGTAACATAAGCTAGTATGGCCGGGCTACAGGATTTAGGACCAAAATTATACAGCGACATAGTGGCGCCCTGAATTGCGCCGTTAGTACCGTGGCCTACTTGAAGACAAATATCATTAAGACGGCTGTTTCCTACGTTGTTACTGTACGCATTACCTAAACAGTATAGTCTGCCTACATTATCTAGTGGAAATGGGAAAGGCTCATTGTCTGGGAATCCAAAAGTCAGGTAGAAAGCTGGAGGTGAAGTTGCATTCAACGGTCTTCTGGCAAATATATGTACTGATTGTCCAGTATCATCTCCCACCATAGTATATCTATACTGTGGACCAGTACCTGCATTGTCACCGCAGCCTATACCAGTATTGAAAATTTCATTTGATGTATCATAGTATAAACCACCATGAAGATGCCTTCCATTTGTAGAAAAATCTCCTATAGAGCTACCAACAAATCCTGGGGCAAAAGTTATGGCCGATGTTATAAAAGTAGTCTGTGTATCAGTCGAAGTCTCATTACAAATTCGAACTTGCCATCCAATTGCATGTGGGCTTTGAAGTATTAGTCTTGGAGTTGTTGAGTTTCCACTTCCCCTATATTGACCGGCACTTGATGTATTAACAGCTCCATTGACAGGACAGTTAATGTCTTTATCATATAGATACCAAGGTACTGTATCTGCCGCCTCTACTAACGCCGTGTCACCATTTCCCCTATAGTCTATGACAAATTTGTTCTGGTTGTAAACGGGTTCTCCAGTTATTAGCGTGCCAGTTCCACCAGTACATCCCGTAAACTGCGTAGCGTTTGTGTTAGTATACGTTATGGTTTGAATGTTGTTGGAGCTAAAAACTGTGCCTCCAACAAATAGGAAATTGGTTAGCCCTGTGCATCCAGTAAAAGTTGAAGCTGTAGTTCCAGTATATGTAATAGTCTGAACTCCACTCAAAGTAAGCATATTTAGACTTCCAGTAGCTGGAAATCCTGTGGTTGAAGCAACAGTAAGAAGACTTGCCGCCTGTACCGTATTACCCGTGTTAATTACTCCGGTGCCGCCAGTACAGCCAGTAAGGTTTGCACCAGAGACTCCAGTGTAGCTAACAAGTTGTACGCCAGTAGTAGATTGAATCAAAGCGCTACCGGTGGGTTGCTGTAAGTTTGCAATGTTGCTTATGTTGATAGTGCCAGTAGGTAGTGTTAATCCGTTAGATCCAGAAGCAACCGATACGTTAGTAAAAGGATTAGATGTAGTATTAGGCCCCACGAAAAAAGTTCCGCTAGTTGGAAATCCAGTTGTAGAGCCTACGTTGATGGTGCCGGTTGGTAAAGCAACGTTATTAGATCCTGAAGCAATTGTTGTTGCGTTTCCTTGTTGTAACGATGAAATCAAAAAGATTCCAGAGTTTCTGAATGGATATAATGGACTTTTAAATACAAGTATTCTTCCAACATCTGACGGGATAACGCCACGCACACCTACTGGAATAGAAATTTCAATAGCCGCACCGTTGTTAGCAATACCCGCTTTACTATTTCCTGGGAAAGTTGGAGCAACCGTTGGGGTCGTATCTCCAGTAGCAAATAAATACTGTCCTACACCGTTGATGTTAAAATTAGTATCTCCAACATAACTATAGCCTAAGGTTCTGCGTAGAAAAATAGCTGTCAAATAGGAAGATATGTACTGCCTATTAGCTGTCGTTGTATTTTGTGAGAGATAATCTCTTAGTAAGTGTGTAGCCATTTATAACCTTTAGAATGGGAATAGGGTGTATGGTAGAACTGATTTATCCCATGGTATTGCCACGCCCTGCGTTATGAGAATAAAGTCTCCTGAACTAGTGTTAAATCTGGTAAACTGCGGCATGAAAATGTTAGCGAATCTAACTCTTCTCAATCTTACTCTTGCTAGTGAGTATTGTCCAGCCACACCTGGGAGCGTTAAAAATCCTGGTGAGTTCAGCAGGTTACCAGTAACCGCATTTGCTCCGGCCCTAAAATCATCCAAATTATTACCTGGAGTATCGGCTGCAGTTGTTAGCGACAAGTTAGCGTTTCCATCTCCTGATAGCGATCTAACAGAGCACCTATGTGTTCTAGCAGTACCATCATTACATTTCATAACCCAACCACCACCATAAGTATGGGTAGTAGAGGTAGATGGAAATTGTACGGCCGTACCAAATCCATTGAAATTAACTACTACTGGATTTGGATCTTGTGCTAATGTATATAACCTGTCTGGTATTTCTAGATGGAATACTATACCTGGTGTACCCTGCGGATTATTTGTATCCCTATAGTGTCCAATTAGAAAATCCTTATCTCCAATAAGTGTTATCTGTTGTGTTGTTCCTCCAGAGCTTCCGTTAAAAAAAGTATTAGTAGAGACTGTATTGGGCGCAGTTTGTGTTGTCGCATCACTAAAAGTAGTTCCGTTCCAGGTGCCAGCAGGAGATATCCTATGATCAATTCTTCCGTTTGTTGAAGCAATAATTAGCTGGACTTGTGAATTGGCCTGTCCAGCATTTACTCCAGTTGGATCAAATTGCATAACCATAAAGTTACCGTCTGCAACGCCTGTAGTGGCACCAGAAATACCCATATCAACTACTCTATAGTTGATGGAGGTTCTATTGGTGAAGGAAGGTTTATATCCATCTGGAGCGCTTGGAGTGCCACCATTATTTACGTTAACTTGAATTTGTGTTGGCGATACAAATCCAATGATATTGTATAGCCCATCTTCTGAAGAACCAGATCCCGCCTTCCATGTAACTAAAGTTTTACCAACCATTGCCGATGTAAATGGTTGAGAGGCGGCAAAGAAATTCTGAGTGCCGCTAAATTGGAAGTTAGTAGTTTGATTTGTGTATCCGTCATTTCCAAATGTTAGCAGACTTGGGCTGGTTACGTTATTTCCTGTGGACATAACTCCGGCACCACCAGAGCATCCTGTAAATGTATTACCAACTATATTAGTGTAAGTAACTGTTTGGGTACCCAAAGTGGTGAAGACATAAATGGTTCCGCTGGCAGCGAACCCAGTAGTAGATGCTACTGCAATAACTGCTTGTGGCAAAGTCTGTCCGTTAGAACCAACTGCGATGGTTGTGAAAAGACCCTGGAAGTCTCCGGGCAAACCACCACCAAACGGAGTAGTTGTCGCAAAACCACCTGGGACAGTTAAGGAAGCCGTGCCGTTAATAGAGTATCCCCAGAATTCATAGATCGCTTTTAGAGGATAGGTTGCCTTAGGAGCACCGTTGGTAGTCCCAGTAAAAATTAGCGTTCTACAAAATTTTGTTGCCATTTATTGTCTCCCGTTATGGTATTATGTTTGGACCATTCCAAGGAATAAAGAGCCCACGTCTCATATGCTGAAAAGAACGGGCCGCGTCAGTAGATGGCGAAAAATCTCCGAAGTTAGCTCTTCCTTCATAGACATATGGTATTGTTCCCATAAGTCTAGGTGCTAATGGATAAGCCGGAATTGCTGAACCAGTGATAAATCCACCAGTATTCCATCCAGTTAAAGTTCCTGATATTAAATCAAGTGGGAGTAATTCTGTAGAACTAATAAATGGCGTATCAGAGGCAAAAGAATCAAGTTGTGGCCCAGTATTCTGGCCACCTCCAGTAATAAATGCCCAGAAAGAGGCGGCACACGCTACTGGGGCCCCAAATGTCGCAACACTCATTCCTTGTGAAACGTTATTTACGTTAATTATACTAGAAATAATACCCGCTTGTAGTCCCATATCATTAATTTCTCTAGCTCCAAAATTGTCAGAGCCCATAAATCCAGTTCCTATTGTAAACAATCTGGCCGCTGGATTAAGTGGTAGTGGCAACGGCTCATTGAATGGTAATCCAAAAACACATACAAATCCGGTTGGCTGTGTAGAGTTTCCAGGTCTTCTGGCAAACATTGCTGCGCCATATCCATCATCTCCGCCAATCATGGTAACCCTAAATTGTGTACCGGTAGCACCACCACCATCACCTATGCCTGGCGCCCCTCCTAGATATTGGTTGCCACTAGAATCAGCCCACTGTGGAGCATGAGTGTGAGCCCCGCCGACAGTAAAATCACCAGCAACCGTTCCTCCAAAACCAAGAGCAACTGATGTGATAGGGCAATTCAATGAGTTAGGACCAGAAGCAAAATCAGCAGTACTTTCATTACAAATTCTAACTTGGTAATTTATTGGGTGGTTACTCTGTAACATAATTCTAGGAGTAGTTGAGTTTCCATCACTTCTATATTGCGCAGCGGTTTTAAGAGTATTTCCTACGCCCTGAGTTGGGCAGTTAGTATCCTTTTCATAAAGATACCAGTTCATACTATCAGCAGGCTCTATAGGCGGTTTATCTCCTAGTGTTCTATAATCAATGATGTATGCATTGGTTGGAATATCAAAACCAACGATAGTGAATAGTCCAGAGTTAAAAGTTGGATTGCTTGTACTTCTCAAGACTAAAATTCTACCAACATCGAGTAAAGAAACGGTTCTTACGCTAACAGGAATTGAAACATAGAATTCTTTTTGCGATCCTAAGTTAATTCCAGCTTTTCTACCCACCCCGAATGTAGGGGCAACTGTTGGAGTTGTATCTCCGGTAGCAATTAACAATGTACCAACAGAATTTATGTTGAAATTAGTATCTCCAACATAAGTAAATCCCAGTACTCTTCTCATAAAAATGGCAAGAATGTACGCATAAATGTAAGTTCTGTTACCGGTGGTAACATTCTGTGTCGTATAGTCTCTACATAGATGTACTGTCATGATTTACCTTAAGTTCCGTAGAATAATATTTTGCTAAGATGAATGGTATTATCCCAAGGCCAGCAAAGTCCGGAAAATTGAGTTATCTGAAGAAACTCTCCATTCAAACCTATTCGATGAAATTGAGGCACATGTGTTCCAGTGAATTTTACTGATCTCAATTTTACTCTTGCCAAGCTATATTGATTAGTAATTCCTGGTAAACATAATATTACATCTGATTGTGGTATTGTGCCTTCAACTGTATTAAATCCTATTTTGTAATCTGTTAAATTTCTTCCAAATACATCTGGTGTTCCGTCACCCCTGAATGCTTTGACTAATGCTCTATATGATCTAGCAGTTGTGGAATCTGACGGATGAGTTCTCATAATCCACCCACCTCCATAGCTTGATGTAGTCTGCTGCGTATCAAGTCTGCCAGTGTTTCCAGTTTCTCCCAAGAAAGCTACTGGATGCAAATCAGCATTTTGTGGATAAAGTCTTGTTGGTATTTCAAAATAGAAACTACTATGAGCATTAAATTGGAATACATCCTGCTCTCTAATGTGAGCAATTAACATTGTTTTATCACCAATCAGAGTAAGGGCCGTTGCCCCTGCAGTATATCCCTGGTTTGTGTTTGGGTTGTATGAAAAAATACACTGGTAACCATCGTTTTGAAAACCATTCCAGATAGTGCCGCTATTGGCTGTGTAGGCTCCGTTTCCAACTGATCCTACTAGAGAAAACTGAGTTGCATTAACTACCGTTACTACCCAACTTCCGTTGGCTGCCGTATTAACTAAGGCTCCAGTTATATTAATTGTTTGTCCAGTTGAAAAGTTATGAGGTGTTGGAGTGGTGCATACAATGGGTGTAGCGTTTGTGGCCGTACTTAAAACGAACGAGTTGCCTGCCCAGGTTCCAGTACCAGATATTCCTCCGCCTAAGAGGGCTACTGAGTCGATGCCTATTTGAGTGATTTGAATCTGGGAATTAGCCTGTCCAGGATTAATACTGCTCGCATCAGTCTGAAATACCATGAAATTTCCGTTACCTGCTGCTGTTTGTAGGGAAGCGGCGCCAGTTTCCATATCTAGAATTCTATAGAACACTCCAGTTCTAGCTGTCATAGAAGGATGCTTAGTAGTTGGATTTGGTGTTCCTCCAGTATTGATATTTATAACTAGCTGTGTACTGGATACGACTCTAGAAATAAGATATAGTGAATCTTCTGAGCTATTGGAGCCTGGGACCCAAATAGCTATGATTCTACCTGCCATACTCGGAGTAAATGAAGCTCCAGGAGAGCTGAATAAACAGTCTCCGCCGAACAATTGTCCTGAAACTGCTGGATGGTATCCATCTGTTCCAGTTGCTAGTAGACCTGTTCCACCAGTGAAGTTTGTTGGCAAAACAGTTCCATTAACCGCTGCGAATCCGCCCGGAACTGTTGTTGAATTGGGGGCCCAAACACAAAATCCCCAAAACTCATAAGTCCATTTCATTCTCCAGGCGACTCCCCTACCACCACTGTTAGCATTGGGATACACCATGCCTCTGACAAATTTCATCGTATCTCCTGTAATTCTAAGGTAAATGGCAAAATATTAGATGGTTACACTAACCAAGTATCGAGAACCTCTGGGTTAGTATAGGGCCCAGTACATGGGAAAGCTGGTGCATTAGCTAGGGAAATTTGCGTATCTACCCAAACAACCGCAGTTGGAGTTGGGCAAGAAGTATCATAGGCTCTTAATTTGAAAAATTGATTAGCTGCTACCCTACCAGGTATTGTTGGAAGTGCGCCAGCTCCATAAACCGATTGAAAATATGAAAGCGGCCTGGCTACATTGGCAATCCTAACGTCCTGAATTTGAGCATTTGGCTCTTCTTTATTTGTAGAACCGGTTGCTGTAATGCCGCCAATTCTCCAAAACCCTGACCCATTGATTCCATCTGTGTAAGAGATGTTTCCTGCTGCCGTAGAATTTAGCTGTGTAGCTCCAGAGTAATAAATACACTGACAACCATTCAGATATGCACGGATAGCTGTTCCATCATGTGTTATTCCAATATGTGACCATGTTTGTAATGGAATGAGGAAATCTGTTACAGTAAGAATTACTTGAGTTGAAGAACTAGTAGCAATTTGAATGTACCAATCGCCACCTCCGTTAGTAGTCGCAACAGTTATGTTAAGTGCGTGGAAAGGAGTGCTCCATGCACTAGTGATACCAGAATCTCTATATTCTTTTCCTATTAGTGTCTGTTGATTAGCTGTCGTATACGATCTTAAATATACCCAAAGAGATACTGTAAGTGGCGGAGCAATTTGGATGGTTTTTGCACCAGCAGCGTAATTTCTGGTAGCAGATGAGCCGGTTGGGAAATTGGTGGTTCCGGGAAGTTGTGGGCAGTTTCCTCCAAAAAGACCCGCCCCAGTTCTAATAATTGTGTTTGTAATAGTAAGATCAGTAGTGGCACTGTTAGGAGAAAGTGATCCCGTGTTTCTATATACTCCTGAAGTTTCATTCAGTAGCCAAACTATTTGGTCATTAATGTCTGGAGTTATTCTTGTCATATTTATCCTATTGTTTTCCAGGTTTCCAAAACCTCGATAGGCCCCAGCCCACTGCCACTTGGTGATGCTGGCGCTCCAGCGTATGAAATACTAGTTCCAACCCAGTAAACTGCGGTTGTTGTATATAGTACATCATAAGCCCTCATCTTATAGTAAGTAACTACAAGACCACCAGTTCCACTATAATTAAGTGTAGCATTTTGGTAGATGTTCTGAAAATATGCTTGATTTCTAATAACGTTAGCAACTCTAACATCACAGTATCCAGCAGATGGTTCTTCTGGGCTTCCCGAGCCAGAAGGAATGGCGCCCATAAACCATGGACCAGGGGTACCACTGTAAAATATATTTCCAGTTGGTGAGGCAACTACTGATGCAACATTGTTACCATTAATATAACTTAGTACTGTTGTTCCATCATATGTTGCACCAACATGAGACCATGTATTGAGTGGTATATTAAAATCTTGTACTGCAATAGCCGATCCTCCAGCGCCAGAAGCGTTAGTTAAATAGAAAAAATCAAACTGGGTTGGTAAGCTAGCGAATTGTCTATTTTGAGCCATAGCTATTGAGCTAAAAGTAACTCCGCTCCATACTCCGGTTGTAGTCTGTTTACATACACCATGCTGTGTAAGCCCTGATGAATTATATGCTCTTTGGTAATACCAAAAAGATATTGTGATTGGAGGTTGTGGTAGAAAGTTGTTAGCACCGGAAATGAAATTTCTAGGGCTGCTGCTCTGGTTTCCTGAAAATTGAACTGCGCTATTTGGCCCGAATGGTGCGAACGGGCTAGGCTGTTGTGTAAATATAGTGCCAGAAATAGTAGCTAAGTCCGATACCAAATGTGATGGGGCAGATCCAGACGTTGATGAATTCACGAACGGAGCCGTTGCTTCATCTAATCTCCAAACTACGATATCATTGTTATCTGGTGCTACTCTAATTCCTACCATAATATTTATCCGTTCACAAATGCCCCGTTGTAATAAATATTAGCAAAATAGGATTGAGGTCTTTCTATATTTGCTATTCTAACATCTTGGACAATAATAGGAGAGTCCTGGTTTGCGCTGCTGCCTGGAATACCGCCTACATACCACTGGCCTCTATTGCCAACAGTTCCGTAATCAATAGTTCCGGAATAGTTGGCACTGGTAACTAGAGTTCCATTAATGTAAAATTTTGATGTTGAACCATTCCAAGTACCACCAATATGTGACCATCTTCCAAT